ATTGCCACCAGATAAAAGATCATAAACACCAAAAGCAACTGTCGTTCCCCATGCAGATGCGCCACTTGTTGCGTAATTAATCGCGCTGCTATTTGTTGAATAACCAGGAACTGTGGCAGGTTCAGCACCAGACGAAGCAATTGCTGTCGGAAAAGCGCTGAATTGAAGAACATCTGTCGCGCCAACAGCACTCGCAGCATTAGCCTGAAGAGTAATCGTTGTACCACCACCTGTACACGTCGAAACAGTACCAATGAGTGCGCTTGTCGTAAGATCATAAACATTGACACCAAAACCAGGATTAGCAATAGTACCAAGAGCAGCTAACCACGCTGGAACCGAAGCAACATGCAATGTTGGGCTTGAAGTTAAAGTTGCGCCATTAACTGTGATTGATCCAGCAAATTGAATACGAGCATATGTGCCAGCAGATACTTCAACGCCACCAGCACCAGAATCATTCGGTGCGGTCGTATAAAGCGCAAGGAAACGACTGCCAACAATTGTCGCTGCTGAATCAGGCATAGGCGACACGCCAAGAGCCCAATTAAGCAATGCGGCAGAGGCAAAATCACTAAGTCCAGCCACGATTATCTCCTATCACTATTAAACTCTCTTAGCTAAGATAGTAATACCAAGATTAGCCAATGTTGCATCTGGTAAAGATGGTGCGACGATTTGAAGTACATCGCCAATATTCAATAATCCACCAGCACCAGATAATGTAGCAGAAGTTGAACTACTCGGTGTAACTGTAATCATACCAAGCGCAATTATTATTCCACTACTAATTTTATTGATAATGAAAATAGTATTAGCTGTTGCTATGGTCGCAGCATACACAACAGCCCCAGAAAGATTTAATGGAATTGTTAATGCCCACGGCATTGGTACATTAATAAGCATTCCAGCAGTCGGTTTTCCAACAAATGGGAATGAAATAGGAACTTGTTGTACTTCAGCTGGTAAATCTGCATAATGCCAAGGTGGGCCTACACTAGCACTGGGTAATTCAACCCATTTAGCTGTCTCACGAGCATAAACATTTCCATCTAGTGGCGCCTCAGGGAAAGATAATGGTTGAGGACCTGATAAAGATGGTGAAGCAACAGCAGTTAATGTTGAAATAGCTCTGAAACTTCTCTTTAATGATGATGGTTTATAATAAGAATTAGTATGCGCCAATAATTTAGGCTTACTGCGCGTTGATGGATAAAAATTATCAATTGTATTAGGAACAAATTTATTCATTTAAGTTGCTTCAATATTTCGCTTCGACAAGCTACCTGGATCGATCTGCGTATCAACTTCTATTTCTTCTTTTCCTTCAGCTACTTGAGTATCGGTCTTTTCACCTTTTTCTTCAGCTTCTTCTCCACCTGGTGTAAATGAACCACCAGCATTGCGCGGATGACGAGCTTCCTCAAAAGCATCGAGACGCCTTCGATATTTGGCAGTTCGAGCATCTGCCATTTTTATTCGTTTTTGTTCATCGGCCAATCTTCGATGCGTCATAAATTCGTCAAATCTTTTAACAATAGCATCAGTTTTTGCAACTATTGCATCAACCTTTTGTGAAAGTGGCATCACATCACCTCTAGCCTTTGAATACGCAATAGCAGCGGCTTGTTTTCGATCCATATTTGGATGAGCGTGCAATTCACGACGAATATTTTCAGAAATTGTTTCTGGTTCTGTGCCTTCTTTAAGTGGCATTGTATCTATCCAATAACTCTGGGTCCGCCAAAAAGAACCAACCCAATAATGACGAACAAGATGAAATACACGATTGGATTAGCGGCAGGCCACCATGGGAAACTATTAGGCGAGGCGGTCGAGCCAAACACTCCAACCAAGAGTAAGATCATAATAACAACGTAGATGATCTCAAGTATGCCCATGTTTCTCACTCCCTACTCCATCATTCAGAAGTTAACCTCATTTGTGAATTACGAGTTTTCCGCGCTTCAATTTCATTAAACAAATCAATAACAGCTTCATTTAACTGTTCTGTTGAATCACTTTTACCCATCATTGCAGCGGAGCCACCAAATGTTTTCTTGCCTTTATTTTTATCAAAACCATCACCACCTTCTTCAATCGGTGGCTTAAATTTAGCCATTTTCTCTGTATCAAGTTTAAGCGGTGTTGGAAACAAAGTTGTCAAATCATTAAAGTTTTGCTGTGCCCATTCTAATAATTTAGCTTTATTATCATCATCTGACATATCTAGCAATGTCGTAAGCATTGAAATAATTGACCTAAGTTTAACATTAGCAACTTTAATTTTTTCAGATTCAGGTTCTGTAAGAAGTGATGGCCATAAAACAACAAATCTATTTGTCCATTCCATAAATGCTTCATTAAATGTCTTTTTACCATATTCTTTAGGAAAATCGTTTTTAATCGTTTCAAAGAAATCAATATTCCATGCTCTAAATTGAACAATTTTATTCATAAAATCATATAAAGGTGCCATTGATTCACGTAGATCATCAATGAATCTTGCAATTGCTTTTGCATCTTCTTGACCTTCAGCAAATGCAACAGCTAATGTTTCTGAATTAACCAATTTAGCTGGCATGCCAGCAGCGGCGGCGATATTTTCCAAAATATTTTTGCGTGCTGTGCGATGAGATGCATCAACATTTTGCAAATTCAAAGATTCAATTTCTTCCTCAGTACCAATATTCATTACATTGCCAACAACTGCTACTTTCAGCAATTGTCTTTTTATACCTGCAATGTTTTGCATCACATTATTAATAACAGAACCTGGTTGTTTTAATTTAGCAATAAGTAATCCAGCTTTCCTCGTAACTAAATCATCTGTAATAATTGATTGAAGAAAAGATTTTAATGGAAATAATGCTCTTTGATAAACGCTCCGCCCAACAAAGCCATATGCTGATGAAGTATAATCTAAATAAATTGGATCTTCATTCATAAAAATTACAGAACGTGAAATATGATAAGTTTGACCTTGAACACGAATAGTAACAGGTTTCAAATATGCAATACTATTTGGATTTAAATCAAGAACTAATGAACCAGCTGTATTTAATGGATCAAAACAATTAAAACTAATTTTCTTATGTGCCAAACTAGCAAAATCTACTGGTATTGTTGGATCTTCATCTAAAACCATTAATGCCATAGAAGAAATACCATAGATGCGCGCAAGTCTAACACAATTGGCGATGACTCTATCAGCTTTTACAGCTTTCCATTCATCAAGAAATGCTCTAACTACACGTTCTTCAGCAATTCCTGGAACATTAACAACTCTTCCTTGAGATTGTGCTAATTGTACTGGTGTATCAACTAATTTTGCTCCATATGGATGATAAGAATAAATAAGTTTACAAAGTTCATAAGACGCTTTAGAACCAATTTCTATATTATCTGATAATAAAATTTGTGCTAGTGGTGTTCCAAGTATAGAACCATTAATACCTTCTATTGTAAGTTCAGACACTATTTTTGACCATCAGCGCATTTAGCAATGAGAAGTTCAATAAGATGTCTATTGTTTGCTTGAGCATTTAACATAAAATAACCAATAGCACCTATCATTAATATATTCAAAAGTACAATGACTAAAAGTCCTGGTGATGATTTAAGAGCACCGATCGTCTCACTTGCTGCCCCACCAAGTGTCATTGTTTTTGATAATCTACGCTCATCGTCGCACTAGCACCAAAAATTTTAAGTGCTTTTAATACTGCATAACCAGAAAGCTGAAGACAAGTATTTGAAGTAGGAAGGCCAACTGTAGCTGATGGCGTTGTTCCATCAGTAGTATAAGTAGCTGTTCCAGTTACACATATTTTACCATAATTACCATTGTTTGGTACTATTAATGTTGTCACAGTTGAAATAGAAACATTATATTGCCCACTACCAGGAATTGGCGCATTTTGTGTTTGAGCACTAGCTCTAAATGATACAAATAAACACGCGATTAATACTATGACACATAGAAAACAATTTTTCATTTTTATCTCTCCAAGTTTACATAACAAAATATTGTACAGTCATTGTTGATTTGCCACTAGATGAAGAATCTGTAATCTGAAAAGCTTGTAATACAGCTACTCCATAAAATTCTAAACAAATATTGTTAATAGGACTACCAATTAAATCAGTTGGTACTGTTCCATCTGTAGTATAATTAGCTGTTCCAGCTATGCATATTGAAGCATGATTAGCCCCTGGTGGCACTATTAATCCTGTCGCACTTCCATATGGTATATCAGCATTATATTGTCCACTACCAGGAATTGGAGTTGATAAATACAAATTTTGTGCATTGGCACATAGTGGCGCCATCAAACATATAATAAGCGTAGCCGCGCGTAAAATAATGCTCATCATTTTATATTTTCCTTATAAAAAAGGGACATGGCAGATCATGTGATGACCACTAGATCACTACAGTACATGGGAGAGTTAACGATAGCGATTTTCAATCCACGTCCCAAGCTTAGTAACCTTCCTGATTACCGATCGACATCATTACGCCATAGCAAAGACAATCAACTAAATCATCTTCCTGATCTTTAACACCAATATTGAATGTATGAACCTGCTTTAACATATGATTCGCATGTCTTTGCTTAAAATCCACAGTCTTTCGGTAAGCAAACTCAGAATACTTTACTTTGCCTTGATTCGTATAACCTGAAATAGAAAGTGCTCGCGCTTCTTTGCCTAATTGAACTAACTTTGAATCGATTGCTGTAGCCATTAAACTTTTATTATTCAATTGTTCTAAAAGAACGATACCTGAACCTTTTTCTTCGATTAATGGACCAATACTGCCCATACGAGCATGGCACGTTTTCGCTAATTCTTCAAGTCTAGCATATACATCAGTCATCCAGACTTCCAAATATGTTACAGCAATTTGTTGTATGTCATAATCAAGTATAGTTAATGGCTCATCTTCATTATATTGATTCAATGCAAAATAAATAATGCCTGTGGCATCATGTTTTGCACCAGTTTTAATACCAGTATCGATAGTGGCAAAAACACAATCACACCATTCAGGATATAGAACAGGTAATCCATTAACAAGAAAGTCAGCCTCAAGGAAGTACGTGCCACCTGGCGGCTGCGGATTTTGTTGATAAAGCGATTCAAAATCACGGAAACCTAGAATTTTTCTTTTACGTTCAATAGCTTCAGCATTTTCCCATTCTGGCCAAAGAACTTCCCCCACGCTGCGCTTCAAAGGATCATCAGCAACTGCAAACGCTGGCAAATTAATGATCGTCCATTGATCACCGCCTTTTTCCATTTCATGAATAAGTTTGCCGCCCAAATCATCTAAATGCCAACGTGTTTGAATCAATATTATAGCTGAATTTGGTTTCAAACGTGTGACTAAATCTGATTTATACCATTCAAATGTTTTTTCTCTAATTAATTCTGATTCTGCTTCTTCTCGCGATTTAACCGGATCATCGATGAGAGCCAAATCAGCTCTACGACCAGTAATCGCACCTCCAACACCAGCAGCGAAATACTCACATCCGTTGGTAGTTTCCCATCTAGAGGCTGCTCTATTTGACTCATCAAGAGAATATCCTAGAATAGATGATTTTTGCAGTATTTTGTTTCTCACACGCCTTCCGAAGCGCTCAGCAAGTTCTCCAGTATGAGAACAACCAATAATTGATGTGTGCGGAAATTTATTGAAATAAAAAGGTGGAAATAACTCTGAAACATATGTAGATTTAGCACTACCAGGAGGCATAAAAACCATTAATCGGTCTATTTCACCAGATATAACTTTTTCTAAATACTCAATTAATAATACGTGATGTTTAGCTGGTGAAAAACCAAAATCCCACATACATTCTTTAGACCACTCTAATAACGAATCACGGCACTTGCGTTTTCGATGCTCAGTTCTTAAGCGAAGCTTTGACTCAAGACGTATTCTTTCTAATTGATCAGATGCTGATTGATTAAATGACACAACAAACTCAAATGAAAAGGGGACTACTGGCGCTGCAATGGCGCCAGTAGCTTCGCCCGCCCTTACTTCGATGGCGTCGGTACCAACGTTCCTTCAGTTGGCACAAGAACGACGATCCAGCCAGTCGATGCTGTCCACGCAACTTTCACTTCCAACGGCGGTGTATTCGGTGGGCTTCCATCCGGCGGCGGAATCACAATCGGGTGTTCAGGAATTGGCGCCGAGCCTTCCGGTGGGTTCGGCCAAATGGTCGGCGGAATCACAATCGGATGAGCAGGGTGCCCAGGAGACGGCCAAACGCTCGGAGGCTGACCACCAGGCGCAATCGGATGCGATGGCCACGCTGGCGCTCCACCCCAAATGCCCGGAGGCGGTCCACCAGGAGCAATCGGATGCGCCGGATAGCCAGGACCAGGCCAAATACCCGGAGGTGCCCCGCCAGGTGCGATGGGATGCGCCGGATAGCCCGGCCCAGGCCATACTTCAGGAGGTGGCCCACCAGGAGCAATGGGATGCGCCGGATAGCCCGGTGAAGGCCAAATGCCAGGAGGTGGCCCGCCAGGTGCAATCGGGTGCGCAGGAGCGCCACCACTCAAAGGAGTGATCAGAGCAAGAAAAGGTTCATGCATGTATATTCTCCATCAGAGCCATTAGTTGTTACTAAAACAAATCAGATTTCAAGTATGGCTCAAACAAATCATTTTCAATTTGTGGTTCTAATATTATTTCTGCCTGATTACTTGTTATTTTTCCATATGCTATTGAGCTAGGAACTTTTTCATGTTTAAGATTTTTTATTGAGTTTAATACTTCATTGCTTTCAGAAATAATTTTAGTTACACTTTTTATAATTTTGAAATCTATTTGAAAGTTTCTTGGGTTCCAATTTATTCTTTCTAAGTATATTTTTCTTGTGTATTCATTATTAATAGGCAATTTATCAAGAAGAATTTCGAGACGTTCTTTAATATATAAAATTCTTTTTTCAATATCAAAAGCAAATCTATTTGATGCAATCACATTACATTGGATACAGCATGGAAGTAAAAAACCTTTTGTAGTAATCTTTTTTGGTGGAAAGTGATCAAAGCCTGAAGGTGTATAGCCACAATAAAAACAATGTTTATAATCAGTTTGTAATATTGCCCGATTTTCTTCAGAAGCTGATCTAATAAACTTAGCAGGAATATTAATCTGTGGGAATTGTTCCGTAACTTTAGGAAAAATCACCCTAAACTTCGTGAGAAGTCGCCTACGCTGATCATTCTCATTTACTCTGATTCGCATTGCGATGAATTTGCGCGGCGATCCTGTAGAATGTGGAACGGCCTTGGGACGCGCGTAGAAGGCACGTGAATTGTGTTTAAATTATGTCTGAATTATGTCTGAAATAAGGTGATTTCATGTCCTCATAGATCGCGGCTTGCTTTCGCGTCCGCACTGTGCTATCATAGAGCCAATGGGAGACGCTCAAATGCTAGACATGTTTGGCGCTAATAACACAAACGATACAGAAATATATTCAGATTTATTTGGAACATACCAACAATACGATAAATTTTTTTGGTCAGTAGGGATATTCGCAGGAAATGGCGCAACAGAGGCAATCAAATATGCCCTAGACGCGCGCCTAGAAGTATTTTATCCTCATCACCTAAATAAAAATGGAGATTTTGTACCATTATGGAAGAATTACTTATTTATAGAATGGATAGATAATGTAAGCGTTAGTGTCTGTAGAAAATGTAACAAATTCATAAAATTTATAAGTTTTGACGAGAATAATAGACCATTTTTAGTAGGGCGAAACAACATTGACGAATGTTTAGAAATGTTAAAAATGGGGAAATATAATATCATTAGTAAAGAACGCGACTTCTACCCAGCAGGAAGTGTAGTAATGATACGTGATGATAATTATTTTGATCGAATGTGGGTAAAATTATTATGTGATATAGGGTCTTTTATGAACGGCAAGCATCGTGTACCAGTGGAACTCAATGGCTGGAAAATAAACATCGAAATCAATAAACTTTTTCTATAAAATGGGAGGAACTAGTGGACCACTAGAATCAAATCAAAAGAAAGCATCCAGCGTACTATCGACTCAATCAACAAATATCTTCAATATAATCCACGTGATGAAGTGAGTAAACTGCGTGTAGCAAAACTCAAAGAGAAATTGACTGGTGAGGGAGAAAAGAAGAAATGAAAAAACCAATAACAAGAAAAAATGAAATGGAAAAAGCACCTTTAACTCAGAATGATCTCAAAGATATACGGTGTTTTGATCCAAACTGCAAAGATGTTCACCAAATTCTTTACTTTACTCAAGCATGCCACCCCACTGCTGGTTTAGCAGTTAGTTATGATAAAACTAATGGCATATTAAGAGTTGAATGTGGTCAATGTGAACGACCTTTAGCTGACCTACTAATAGCAACTAACATGCAATGATGTGAGAAAAATAATGAGAGAACTCGTAGTAATGCGTCTAGATGACATGGATAGACGACATCCAAGTCAAGACAACTCGCGCGTATGCAGTAAATGTGGCGCACAAGTCGGCATCTATCCTTCAGGACAAAAAGTGCTAAAAAACGACCCTAGCTATGTCATTATCTGCTCTCATTGCGTCGATATGAGTACAAATAATATTAATGTTCATCTAGCACCAGGCTCGCTCGAAGAAGCATTTGAAAGTATTAGAAAGGAACGAGAATGAATATGAAGCGCGCCAAACTAGGCCCGACAGGCAACTTCCCACGCGGAAAACTTCACACCGATGATAAAGGAGAATTAAAAATATCAATTAGAGAAGAAGACAAAACAATGGTCATTTATTTCGGCATATCAATATATTGGATCGGCCTAGATTCATCTACTGCCAAAGAATTAGGAACGAGATTACTAGATTTTGCCCATCGTGTGGACAAAGAAAATGAAGACAGAAACTGAACTGCGTGAATGGCTGCGCGATAATATTGATAGTAATGTTACCATTCAATGGATCGAACCAGGTCGCTATGGTTCGAGCATTGGCGCTGCTGACTGCAATCTTAAGTGCGGTCAAAACATCGTTAGTATCGAACTCAAAATATGGGAAGAAAAGCGCACTGGTATTCAGTGCAAGATGCGCCCAGTCCAGCGTCGCTGGCATCATGTTTCCATGCGCAACGGTTCCAGAACTGCTGTTCTAGCTAGTATAATTTATCGACATAGAATCATTTTAGTTCGTGGTGATCATGTGCCACTGAGAGATTATGCTTCAAATAAAGCTAGTGGTTGTCCTGGCGGAGACTTAATGTTTTCAAGTGTATTTATGGATCTCAGTAGATTGCTTTTTGATGAAAGCTATGGCTTTTGGTTGTAAAGGATGTTACCAGCGATGAACCTGGTGGTAACGGCGCGTTGTATGGCAGCATTGTACAGGACAAAACATGTCAAATGAAAATAAACCGCACATCGCGCTGGTCCGCAACTATTATGAAATCTATACATCGCGCTCTGAGCGCGCTCTGATCGCGATAGCGTCTAGATTTGATCGACTGAAAAATGTTGGCCCATGGCGCAAATACTGCGATGTATGGTACGGAGATGCCAAGAAATCTGTATAATGGGAGGCGGTGATGGTTTGGAACTTTGCTAA